CCAAGTGCCCAGGCAGAGGCTTACATCAATCAGCTAGTAGCTGAGAGAATCACGGGAGAGCCTACGTTCTTCCAGGTCACAGACCCAATGACCAGAGGCATAGAGCTGGAGCCACAGGCAAGGGTTTGTTACGAGATGGAAACAGGCAATCTCGTGGATCAGGTAGGGTTTCTGATGCACGATACCCTACAGGCAGGGGCCAGCCCTGATGGCTTGATAGGAGAGAACGGTGGCCTTGAGATCAAGTGCCCACTCCCAAGTACTCACGTTGAGTACCTCAGAGACGGGAGATTGCCATCGAAGTATGTACAACAGGTGCAAGGATGCCTCTGGATTTCGGAAAGGGACTGGTGGGATTTCATGTCCTACCACCCTCGAATGGAGCCGCTAATCGTCCGAGTGTATCGAGACGAGGATTTCATCAAGGCGCTTGAGTGTGCCGTGATCGACGCAGTACAAGTGATCGAACTATTAACAACTAAGTTTAGGAGCAACACATGAGTAAGATCGGGGTTCAGGTAAAGACTTGACTATGCCTACGGATAACGTTACAGTGAGTCTTTTAGCGAGGAATGCTTATGCACCCAAGAAGGCACACTGAGGGAGACAGGTTCGGAAGGCTGGTAAATATATTCCCTTATTCCAGCAAGCAGGGCAGGCAGTGGCGGCACTTAATGTTGTGCGATTGCGGAACAAAAAAAGAAATTGCCGGGGGAGATTTAAGGAAAGGAACCACCTCTAGCTGCGGGTGCCTTAGGCTAGAAAAGCTAACAACCCACGGAATGACAAACAGCAAAGAATATCGAGTGTGGTCAGAGATGGTGCAGAGATGCACGACCCCAAGCTGCAAATCATTTAAAGATTACGGCGGGAGAGGGATACAAATAAGCGAGTCATGGATGGATTTTAGTTTGTTTATTCAGGACATGGGGCTTAAACCATACGAGGAAGCGTCCATCGAAAGGATTGATAACAACAAGGGGTACAGCAAGGATAATTGCAAGTGGGCCTCGCGGTTTGAGCAGAACATAAACCAAAGGCTGCGATCGGACAACAAGACTGGATATAAAGGAGTATTTTATAAGAAGAAAACAAAGACGTACTACGCTTCAATAAGCAGATATAACAAAAGAATCCATTTGGGATGCTTTAAACACATCGATGAAGCGATTGCCGCAAGGCTGGAAGCTGAGTCAAAACACTACGAAAAAGAGGGTTTAATGTAATGGCTAAAATAGGGACTTCTATTCGCATAGACGTTAGCAAGATCGACAAGACGCTGCTGTTCAAGGGGGCCAAGGGTGTATACCTGGACGCTACAGTGTTCATCGACATCGACACGCCAGATCAGTACGGAAATCACGGGATGGTCACGCAGGATATTTCTAAGGAGGCTAAAGATGCTGGCGAGAAAGGCCCAATACTTGGTAACGTTAAAGTATTTTGGAAGGATGCTGGTAATTCTGTACAGAAGCCTGTACAAAAGCCCGTACAACAGCAGGGCAAGCCAAGCAAGGGAGCAGACTTCGATGACCAAGATCTTCCTTTCTGACCGTTCTAGTCTCCCGCATTTCGGGGAGTGTCTTAAGAAGATCCATGCACAGAAAGGGATCTCTCAAAGGGAGATTGCAGAGAAGATCGGGATGGATGCAGGTAACTATAACCGCCTGCTTAACCGCCCCAGTATGAGCGCCTCCACCCTGTGGAGTATCTGTCAGGCACTGGGCGTTTCATTCGGAGATCTTGCATGAGTGAATCTTGGGTAACGAAGGATGAACACACCAGAAAGAAGTTCCTTGAGTTTGCCCAAGAGTACATGAAGGACAAGCTCGTAGTGTGGACATGGAAGGGCGAGACTAGAACCGGAAAGCAGAACGCCTCACTCCATGTTTACCTACGGGCAGTATCCAAGACCCTGAATGACGCAGGGATGTCCGTGGATAAGTTCTTCAAGCCAGGCTACCAGGTTCCCTTTAACGAGGTGACTGTCAAGGAGGAAATCTGGCACAAAATGCAGGTAGCTGTAACAGGGAAGGAGCATTCCTCAGACCTGACCCCTGGTGAAATGAGCGAAGTATTCGATAGACTCAACGCAGTGCTTGCAGACAAGGGGATTCATGTTCCTTGGCCCAGCAAGGACTCTCAATAAGGCACCGATATGATAGAGCACATACTAAGCGCGGAAGCTGTCAAAGTCTTCAGGAAGTACGACCCTTACAAGCCAGCCTCAAGAGTACCGCTGCTGGTAGCGAAGAGGTTCCTGATGACTGATGTAGAGGACATCAGGCGGTGCGACAGAACACTAAGGGCGCTGAGAAGCGGGCGTTTCTTTTAACTGATTCCTGCCCCTGTACCTTCTTACGGTCGTAAGTGGGTGAGCAGACAGGGGTAGGTCTTTAAGGACTGACATGAAGAAGACACTAGCCAAGGTAGTAGAGGATTGCGCCGTAGCCCTACAGAAGGTCGTAAGGATGAAGGCAGCAATAGCTGAAGACATTGATGGGTATGTGACTTGTGTTTCATGCGGCATTAAGAAGCACTGGAAAGAGTTAGATGCAGGGCATTACTTCTCCCGTGGGGATAAGTCAGTCAAGTTGATGGAAGAGAACATCCACCCCCAGTGTAAGGGCTGCAATATCAGAATGTCCCACGGAGATACCAAGGTTGTCTCCGCCTATCGAAGATACATGGTAGGGATGTACGGAGAGGACTTTCTAGATTACCTTGAGAAGCTGGCAAGGACTCCGGCAAAGTTTGACAGAACAGAGATCGAGGCATTAACCAAGAACCTGAAGGCTCAAATAAAAGAATACGAACAGTACCTATAAGTACCTATGAGGTCATCATGCCTGTCATTAAAGCAGCCTGGGCAAAGAAAGTAGAAGAGGAAGAAGGTATGTGCATTCTGGATGTCATCAAAAGAGAGAGGCAGTTCGGCGTACCTGATGCAGTGATAGCCGACAGCTTTGAGATACAGGCCAAGTGCTTTAATGCGGCAATGAGAAGACTGAGAGACAAGGGGTTTGACATATGATCTGCATGGCTGATGTCCTCAAAGAGATAAACAGGGTAGGCTGGATCTCCCTCACGAATCCAAGCAAGGTTGAGCGGTCAGAGCTAAAGCACCACAAAGCAATTGCTCCTTACTCAGAGGTTCTGGAAGCCAGAAGGCTTCATAGCCGGGGAGTGTCAGAGAAAGAGATTGCGGTGAGGCTTGGCAGATCAGGGAACACCATTCATAGCTGGCTTTACCACAGAACAAGGACGAACGCATGAATATCCGTGACGACCTGGGTGATTACTGCACCACCGACCACCAGAGAGAACTGTACCGTGTACTGGTAGAGACCCAATCATACCGTGGAGCCGCCAGAATCCTTGGGACGCAGCACCAGCACGTTATGACTGTATACGGCCAGCTCCTGAAGAGATCACAGCAGGGAGGAGTGTACAACCCTGCTACCAAGACCACTAGGCCGATTGGAGTCCAGCCAGCACAGGTTGTTTCAAAGCACATTCAGACCCCAAGCAAGGCAAGGTATGTCATTACCTGTGCCCAGAATGCTACCCCGGTCTTTAAGACAGGGCTTAATGCGCTAAGACTGTACTGCCAGTGGAACAGTGCGGAACTCATAGTAGTCCCAATTAGATACCACAATCCCACTTCGACGTGGACACAGGGCGACGAGAAGCAGGACTGGTGGGCTAGTGAAATCCAGAACGATCTCATGGATAAGAGGGTTGAGCTGAATTCAAACCTGGTTCTGTTGGCAGACATTAGAATCCAGCCGACAGCAGTGAGGCCAACCTCCGGCATGGAGACATTCTGTGGTGGTCAATCGACCATCATAGGTCACCCCAAACTTGAGACGGTCACCATCCCGACCCCGCAGCATCATCTTGCGAAGATCATCCATACAACCGGGGCAATTACAGTTGACAACTACAGTGACTCCAAGGCAGGGAAGAAGGGTGAGCATCACCACACTTTCGGTGCTCTGGTAGTTGAGGTAGACGGAGACAGGTTTCATATCCGGCAGCTTAACCTTGATGATGATGGGTCGTTTTATGATCTGGATTGTCTGTATAGCGAAGGTGGTGTTACTAGGGGAATCCCGGTTGCAGGGCTGGTTCTTGGGGATCTGCACGAAAGGTTCGTAGATCCAAACGTAGTGAAGGCCACGTTCACCTCCAAGAATTCCATGCTGAACATCCTGAATCCAGAGGCCGTTGTGTACCATGATGTGATGGACTTCCACTCACGAAACCATCACCACCGGCACAAGCCGTTCAGCAATCTAGCCAAGCAGATGTCCCAAAGATCCAGCGTGGAGGATGAGATAAACGAGTGCGCTGCCTTCGTTGACAGGCACGCCAGAGAAGGACAGAGGATCATCTTCGCTGCTTCTAATCACCCTGACGCACTGCTTAGGTGGGTCGAAGATACAGACTGGAAGGATGACCCAGAGAACGCCGTCTTCTACCTAAAGACAGCCTTGGCGATTGCGATGTCTGTCTCTATGTCCAGCTCCGGCGCAAGCTACATAGACCCGTTTGTGTACTGGATGCAGCAAAAGCTAAAAACCATACAGCAGTGTGTGTTCCCAGGCCGTGATGAATCCGTGATGATTGCAGGGATTGAGTGCGGAATGCACGGGGACAAAGGCCCGAACGGATCACGAGGTTCTATCAAGGGATTCGGCAGGATTGGAGTGAAGTCGGTGATTGGTCACAGTCACACAGCAGGCGTGATGGATGGCGTTTACCAGACAGGCACCAGCTCCAACCTAAAGCTGGAGTATAACTCCGGGCCTAGCTCATGGTCACATACGCATTGCTGCATATACCCAAACGGGAAGAGAACTCTTTTGTGGATAATAGACGGGAAGTGGAAGCTATGAGCGAAGCAGCCAAGATATATGTTTTACTGACCTGCCCTGACTGTCAGAGTGAATTGTTCAATGTGTTTGACGATGGGGTAATCAAGTGTGCTCAATGCGAGTGCGAGATCTGTGCGGAGATGGGTGAGTTACCAATAATACACTAGGGGGTTATTATGATTCAGCGACCAAGCATGAGAAAGGCGATTAACGACAAGTGTAGGGAGTGCATTTACGACCCTGTTTCGGGGCCAGGAACGTGGAGACAACAGGTAGAGGCGTGTCCGTGTACCTCCTGTCCTCTCTTCGCTTTAAGACCAGTTTCCAGTGGCGAGAAGGCCATTCCCGTGGAGGTAATATGAGTAAGTGCGAAGAGTTTGGATACCTCATAGGAGATCTGTTCTGGGTGATGGACGCCGGGATTTTTCAGGATAGCGTAGTGAGGCTAGCTGAGGATGACGGGACAGACCAGCCAAGGTTTGAGATTGTCAATGGCAAGCACATCGGAGCCAAGATCTACCTCCCTTTGCAGAGCGTGGCCCTTGTCAAGGAAGATGAGAAGCCTGAAATACTTAAGGGGAACTTTGATTCAGGCTTTGACCCAGTGGACAAGCCATCTCACTACGCTAGCGGCGACATTGAATGTATCGACGCCATGAGAGCGCAGATGACCAAGGAGGAGTTTGAGGGCCACATGAAAGGGAATGTCATTAAGTATATGTGGAGATGGAGAGAGAAGGGTGGAGTAGAGTCTCTCAAGAAGGCCAAGTGGTATCTGAACAAACTAATCGAGGAGGTAGAATGAAAAAGCCAGAGGCGCTACTGTTGCTTGTTATTGCACTCCATGTGGCGCTGCTTGCTGTAGACGCCTACGGGGCTGACAGGTGGGCTGTAGCGCCAAAGGTGAAGTACATCCACGAAGGGTCTCCTATTGAGTCTTATCAGGTAGAGGAGGCCATTCGCCAAGTAGTGTGGTCTTGGAGAGGAAGGATACCAAAGCTGGAGATTAGTTACGCCGGGATGACCCTTGGCCCTGTTGAGAATGCGGTAATCACCTACAGATGGCATGGGCTGGCAGAGCATATCCAGCTAACCGGATCTTTCCTTTCCAAGGCGGCAGAGCAGACATGGATCTCCCTGGATACAGGGCTTACCGTGAGGTCAGTCATCTTCCTGAACTCTGCTTACTTCGAGAAGTCAATAGACGCCTGCGCCATGATGGCCTTTAGTCACGAGCTGGGCCATGCCCTTGGGGTGAGGGGGCATAGTCCAGATCCTGATGACCTTATGTACTACGCGCCCAGCCACTGCCGACCAACCCCCACGGATTCAGATGTTCTGCTCGCAGGGCACACCCCGACAACGTGCTACACAGAGATGACCAAGGACTATGACCTGTTCATTCCTGAGATCAGCGGGAAGGAGGCTTACCTTGAGTACGAAGGGGAGCATACATGGAGGCTGAGTTACCTAGCCGATACCCCAACAAGGGGCTGCTTAGAGAACAGATTCAACGTAGTGGCAGGAGAGCTAAGACTGGTAGTCAGAGGTCGTAGTGAGGCTTACAGCGCCAGGATGGGGCTAATAGAGGGGGATAGATTCCAACTAATTGATGCGGAGGCTTTATGACGTATGCAGATTGCGTAGAGTGTGGAAAGGCTATTAGCTCATCGAGACAAATAGCCATCCAGGGTGCTGATACTTGTGCAGAGTGTGAAAAGAAAAGAGTTAGTCAGGCAGAAAAAGACTTTATAGCAAGGCAGTTCCTGCTGATTGAGTAGAATAAGCCCCGTTATGGGGCTTTTCTTTATCTTCCTGACAGGCGTCTAATCATGTCGCTAGCTGACGCAGCCTCTTCATCGTCAACCGTCTGAACGATTGCTGCCATTGCCGGGGTCTTTGCTGAAAGCCTATTGTTCGTCATGCTCACCCCGGATAGCTGCTCAAGGTATTGCATCTTGGCAGAAGGGGAATTGGCAGAGCGCAGCCTTTGTATAACTCCGTCAATCAAGTTTAACTGGACTGATCCGGCCCTGATTGGATGCGCCTTTGGAAAAAGCACTACCGCTATAGCCTGATTCATATTCTTAACTAGAGCCTTTGGGAACTCAACCTTTCCCGCCGCCGACACCATCTTTCCAAGAGATTCCAGTGCGCCCATGTCTTGAGGGGAAAAGATATTGTCCCACAATGTAGGCTGTTTAGACTTCACCTTCGCTAGGTTCTTCAGGAATGCGGCAGAGGATGCATCTCCAAGATTTCCGACAAGGATAGGCTCTACGATGTCATACATAACACCCTGCCTTAGCGCCTCAATCTCTGGAGATGAGTCTCCCAGAATATTCTTGAGCTTGGCTACCACTTGTCCAGCCTGGGTATTTGCTCCCATTGCTGACATTCCATAGACCCACTTCTTCACCGTCTCTGGTGTTGCCTCCTTGTCTATAAGGCTCTTGATGGCGGGCTCGGCGCGAAAGTTATCAAACATTTCCTTGTATGCGCCAGTTGCAGATTTCCACTTAGTAATCGCATCTGCCGATCCTGACACCAAGTCATTTGTAAGCTGGGCATTAAACCACTGGTCAATGTGATGCCTAACTGTTGTCGCTGCGGCAGAGACAGTGGCATCTGAAGCTCTTGTCTGCACAGACACGCGCTTTCTAAAGTCTGCAAGGTCATTAAGCTCAACAACAGACTTTTTTATTTCTTGGTTCTTTGCGTTCTTGTCCCTCCACTCTATTCTGGTTAGTATTCTCTCCAGATTGTCTGGAAGACCCCCAAGCCGTCTTCCGGGAACTGGGTCTAGCTTGACATCCCTGATGGCCTTCGACTCCGTTCCAGCAAGCCTAGAAAAGTCTCTAAGAAGGCTGTTCATTGGTGCGATAGTGGCGGGGTCATAGAGAGCAAGGGAGTCGGCCATAGCGCCGTCTAGCACCTTTACTTGGTTGATATCCACATTAACGGCTCCTGCCGTCTTTGCCTCGTCGTACATTGATCTAACCATTGTTCTAGCATTCTCAAACTGGCGCTGCACCCCGCCCTGAATTCTGCTGAAGTTAAGGGCGGTCTGCTTTGCGTCATTAGCAAGAACCGCCGCAGCAGCAGGAACTCTTGCAAGCTGTTCTGCCAAAGGAAGGCTCGGGTCTATCCCTGCCCTGCGGATAATTGCGTTAGCCTCTCTCGCGCCGCTTAGATTTGTCCTGACTGCGCTAATAGGATTCTTGACTCCGAAGAACATGGGGCCAACTTCCAATAATGTCTTTACTCCAGCGCCTACAGCCGGGGAGCCTGTAGCATCAGCAGAGAACTCGGATGCCGCCTCTATGCCCTTAGTGATAGGGGATAGAATAGTCGCAAGCCCTCCTAGCTGGGACTGCCCCGCCTGGCTTCTTGGCTGGTATGTAAATGTCCCTGATACGCTATTGATCGCATCTACTGCCGCGCTTATCCTGTCCCCGCTTGGGGCCATCGCTGCTGCTGCAATGCCCGCATATCCTGACCCAATCTGAGCCGGAATTCCGGTCGCCATAGTTGTTGCCGTCTCTAGCGCACCAAGAGCTTGTGACCCAAGATTCCTAAAGCCAGCGCCAGCAGCGTTCATAACTTCACTCATCCGGTTAAGGTTTCCCTCCCCTTCGACATACGGCCTAGACATCCCCGCTGGGGCCGCAGCAGCAGGAGCCTTCCATGCCTCGTATTCTGCCAGAACGTCATCACGAACCTGTGATGGCTGTACCTTTCCAGACCTAATCTGGGAGTCCAATTCTCTTAGCTTTGCTTCCGGGATAGCCATAAAATGTCCTATTAATTCAACAAGTCGCTAATGTCTGTCGTGGGGATAAGTGATCCTACTTCCTTGTTAGTCTTTGCCTCTGTGCGAACCCTATAGCTTCTATCAACATCCTGCATGGCTAGCTCCAAGAGCCTAATCACTGTTCTAGAGTCATCTTGCCCTGCCCCGACTCTTTCTAGCGCCCTCGTAACGTCCTGATTTGACAATGACCTAGCAGTGCCCTGGCCTGATGACGCTGCATAGGACAGTGCTAGGCCAAGCAGCATGGATTTATTCTCTGCGTTTGTGATGCCCAGCTCTTCCCATGTCTTAGAGTAGCTGGAGGTGTCAAGAAGGCCGATTGCAGAACTGTCAGACCCCGTAATTGTTAGAGTATTTGCTAGCGCTCTAGCGTTGGCTACAATAGAGTTTGCAACTCCAGCAAATCCTGCCACGGTTGTTGTCGAGTCAGGGTTTTCTTGAAAGAACTTTATGGCATTTGTTGCGTCAGAAATAAAGGATGATGAGTTTGCCTTGTCCTCAAGAAGCTGGCCCTGCACGTTGCTACTTAATGCCGACATATCGCCTAGCCCGCCTTGCAAGCTGCCCTTGATGATCGTATCGTCTGCCGCAAGAGAAACCTTAGCACCAGTAAGGTCAACAAAGTTTCCTTCTCCGTCAGTTTGCAGGGTCTTGTACTCACCGCCAACAATGCCTTGCACAATATCCATGCTCGGCTTTTCTCCCAGCTGCTCGGAAATCCTCTGCACCTCTGCGGCAGGCATACTGCCATTCCTTATAGACTCTGCTCTGTTCTCGTACTCTGTCCCAGCTACAAGGCCTGCAACGCTGTTCCGGTATATTCTTGATTGAATAGTCTGCGCCTGCAATGCTTCCATCTCCGCAGTAATCTGCTCCTGCTGGAGGCCGCGCAGCTTTGTTTCCTGCTCAAGCGTCTTGGCCTTCTGTTGCTCCTCAAGAGCCATGCTAGAAAGCTGTGCTGCCTGCGGCCCTAGACCAAGCTCACGCAGAAGTTGAGTTGTTTGAGTCACGCTCTGGGGGTCTTGTGGGTTAAAGCCCTTGAGTGCGTCAGACACCTTCTCAGAGGTAGATCGAACATCCCTGCCCAAGAGACCGCCTACTCCTTTCTGAAGAGCCTCAGTGCGGCGACCCTGTAGTTCAGCCATAGTCCCAACCAGAGGGGCAGCAGCTTGAGCCAAACCTGTTAGTCCAGAGACTGCATTCTGGCTTCTCGCAAAGCCTTCCGCCATCTGTCTTTGTTGCTTCTGCTCTGGAGACTCAAGAATGTCTTGGAACAGAGAGGTGATATTTATAGCCATATTAGTGTCCTATAGTCTCTGTTAGTTATACGTATCGGCCAGCCGCAATCTCAGCTATCCGCTCTTCGAGTGTCTTGGTCTCCGCCTTAGGAGTCTTCAGAAGATCGAACAATCCCTGAAGCTGCTGCTGTCTCTGGGCATTAATGAATGACTCAAGGTTGGTCTGGGTAGTAAGACCCTGAATACCAAGGTTTGATACAGCCTCTGTACCGCCTGCCTGAAGGGCTGACTGGATTCGTGACAGATCAACAGAAGGACTCAGCGCATTAATCAATCCAGCTTGAGGAGTATAAGCCCCCTGGAGGAGATTAGGGATAGCCTGAGTAGCGCCCAGATTCTCACGCAGCATCTGATCCAAAGCCGCCTGTGTTTGAGTGGAGTACTGAGCCTGTTCTGCTCTTGCTTGCTCCATTGCGCTCACGGCAGATCCAGCCTGTTGTTCCGCGATAGCCTTCTCAAGAGCCAGGGCTTCAGGAGTTCCACCGAACATGGATGTCTTAACACCCAGTCTGCCTTGGTTTGCAAGTCTCTGCTCAAGCTGAAGCCTTGCTCGCTCCTGTTCTGGGGCTTGCATGGCGTTAAGTCTACCGTAGATGTCTGCTTCACGAGCCTGCTGGTTCTGAGTGTTCCCGGTGAGCATATCCATTAAGGTCTGCTGGCGACCGTATCCTATGCTTCCAGCGAGTTCCCCGGTGACGCCCAGTAGCTGCTGCTGTAGAGCCTGCTCTTGAGGAGTGAGGCTAAGATTCAGCCCTCCTGAGGTATCCGTGGTGGCAGTAGCACCAGTGCCAGAGGTCACAGTGAATGGCTTGAATTGCATCCCCTGCTGGACTGAGCTAATAAGACCCTGTGGGAATGCCCCTGCAAGTGTAGGGCTTCCCGTGAGTCCTTTCATTAAGCCAGCCTGGGTGTCTCGAATGTCAGAGATCCCCTTCTCTGTAGCTACAGCTCCGCCAATCCCGGCGAGAATATCCCCGTACTTGCTTGTAAACTGGCCGACTCCACCAAGTGCTTGCTGCAATTCCTGTAAGGTCATAGTGATCTCCAACCTAGATGATTCGGCCTACTAATGCCTGAATGTTGAATTCTTGGATGGCAATAGAGTTACCATCTACGTCTGTTTCAATACCTACTGATACCGTTGTTCCCTGACCGCTAGCACTTACCTTTTCTCGATTAATCAGCGAAATAGACGAAGAGTATTCCTCGCCTTCATTATACTCCGCCTCTCCATACAGGGCGACATTATTGGAGGGCAACACAAAGACACTCTTTTTGTAAGAAGCTGTGTAGTCATAGGCCCACTTCAGAGAAACGGTAGCACTGTCCCCGTTGAACGTAGTCAGGTTAATCTTCTTGAGGAACTTCAGGGTAGACGTACTGCCAAAGCTCAGTGGGTGGCTCTCGTATGTCATTACATAGGAGTTCCCGCTATCTTGGTAGCCTGAGTACTCTGCTATCCCAGCCTCAAGTCCCATGTATAGGGTATCGTCTATGAGGTTCGTGAAACATAATGGCCTCATGGATGTCCATGTGGTGACTCGATAGCTTCCATCCTGCATGGGGAACTGAGTGTCGAACACATAGGTTGAAAACTGAGAGGGTAAGTTAACCAGCACAAAGGCTTCTGTCGGAGAGTAGTGGACAGAGACCTTCCCAGTTTCAGCGGCGATAAGGATCTTGAAGTCCTGACTCACATTCCGCGAGATGTCCCCAAGAGGGGCAGACTTCTCTTGGATGGTTCTGGATAGGCTCCTTAAGCCCGATTTATCTAGGAATAGAAGGTCTTTACCAGTGGAGGTGACACAGTCCCTTCCGAAGCAGCCAATGCTCGATATGGCGTCGTAAAGGGTCATTGTTGAGGGGTCGTTAGCGCCTTGATAGATAACCATTGACTCTTTGCCAAAGATGATTAGGAACCCGTTGTGTGCAGCAAGGGCTACGATCTCATCATACCCATTAGGCCAGACTTTACTTATGTCGATAGAGCCAGAACTGCCGCCTGCCCACGCAGCCCCATTAAGCAAGTCAGACCAGTAGATCGTAGATTTGTCTGTAGTTGTGTCAGCAGCCCAGAGCCTTCCGAATGCAGCCAGTGCTTCGTTGGCATTAGGTGCAGTAGCCGCATAGCTTGGGTGCGCTGTAATGACCTTAAGCGGGGTAACGGCTGTCGAGTAGACAAGCGGAACATGGCCTCTTTGAAAGAAGTATATATGCTCGTTATGAGTAACAATCTTCCAGTCATCTGCCGTAATGGTGTATGCAGCAGGGGTGACATCCGTAAGGGTTGTAGTTCCTGTGAAGATCTTGTTGTTACCAACAGAGAACACAATGGTGGTACCAGAGTCATCCCTGAACTGCTTGATTGCCTTAATGCCCTCGGATGACCCAAGGGGTGTTGCGCTGCTCGTAAGAAGTAACGCTCCCTTTCTGGCCGCAACTCTGCCCTGCTTGTCAATCACGCAGTTATCCGCAATAGCGCAATAGCTCGGATCTTGAGCGAGAGGTGCGTCTTGGGTATTAATCCCTGCAAACCCTGGCGCTGTAATCGTGATGTTCTGAATCTGCTGTGCCATAGGTTTCCTATACGACTACAAAGGCTGTCTCGGTAGGGAAATAGTTAGCATCAATCGCTATGTAGTCCGATAAGACTCGATCTGCGTGGATCATCTGCTCCTGACCTGACTGACCGCCACTCTCTCCGCGCTCTCTCAGGGCCATTGCGTAGGCCAACTGAAGCACAGGATTATACGGAAGCAACATCTCTGTTGCGTCAGCCTCCAGATCTGCTTGGTGAACTACTGCGTCTACCCGGATGTTATAGACAGCATCTGGCTGCGGGTATAGCTTGATCTTTACATCCCCGTTCCCATCAATACCGGCCATCGTGAAGTAAATTGGCGATCCCTCAAGAAGCTGACCCATGTGATAGACGCGATTAAAGAAGTTCGAGTCCCTGAAGGTGATGAAGTTATTCCCGGTGTCATTCACAATGGCCTGAATGATTGGGTGAGTGCCGCTGTTGGTCAGAGAGTACTCGCTGGTTCCGTCTACAGTTGAGAAGGTAATCGTAGTTCTGAGAGCAGACCATGCGTGGGATGACTCAATCTGAGACTTGGCATCATTAACCAATGCCCCTATGAGGGTTGAGTATTCGTTAGCATCAGCGGTGTCAACCTGGTTCTCGCGAAGTCGTTTCAGCACCCCGTTTATAAGCTGTAGATATGTCATGCTCTGGCCCTCATTACTAAATCAAATAGCCCACTTACCTTGGTGTCTGCCTCGAACAGCTCAGGCTTGAATAGCTGCGATGCAATTGGCGTAGCATTCACGAGACTTGTGAGTAGCCCTGTCTTACCGTCCTTGCCATCTTTGCCATCCTTTCCGTCTCCGCCATTGGTTCCATTGGTGAGTCCGGGAGTTCCAGGAGTGCCTTGCGGGCCGGTGATTACAGAAGTTACCGTGGTCGGTGGAGTAACCACATCAACAATAGGAGTAGCAGCAGGAGGGACAGGAGTAACAATGCTGATAGAAGTCTCAGGAACACCAGTAGTCCCGCTACCAGTAGCCTGAGCATTGTAGTCGCCAATGGCTTTGTCGATCTCACCAATCGCAATACCTGACTCTTTAGCAACGTCATCCTTGGTCTTGTTAAGAAGCTGCATCGCATCAAGAACCCCCTTAACACCCTCCTTCTGGAAGATGTCAGCCCAAAGCGTGGGTGTTGCCTGCGGATTCTGGGTGGAGTTTTGACCCCACTCACCGAACTTGCCCTGCATTTCAGTTGAGCTAAGAACCTGTCCTTCTTTGTAATCCCCGGTTGTCGGCTTAATGGTCTCGATGCCACCAACCTGCCTGAACAATCCTGAGCCTGAGTCATAGACCCATTCACCCACGGCTGCTGACGACCCAGTTGACGACCCAGTAACCGATCCAGTTGTGGAGCCTGTATTAGCAACAGATCCCGTTGTGGAGCCTGAACCGCCTGTCTGGCCTCCGCTAGTCGTAGGCATGGGGACATTGACCATAGGAGGGGTGGTCTTTTTAGGAGTGCCGTTATCCAAGAGCCAATAGCCCTCTGTAGCTACATCCCTCAAGAATCCTTGGGAGTCCCTGACGTAACCCTCTGGCAGATCTCCCGGCACAGTGTCTATACCGAATTGAGTCTTGAGCTGATTCCGCATCTCTGTGGTATCAAGCCCAAGTTTCTCTGCATCCATTATCATGCCTGTAAGCCTTGCGTCCTCTCCCTCATTAAACCCTTGGGTGGGCTGATTCTGAAACAGCTTGTAGGCTTGCTCTATCTGTTGCTCAGGAGTGAGGTTAACGGCCTTTGGGCCACCGCCCTTAAAGAACCCGAACTGGTCAAGGAAGGCTTTGAACAGCGTACCCGCTGGCCCGCCAATGACACTGATGAGAGTATTGAGTGCAGCGTTCTTTCTGCCAGAGGCGTCATCTGCTGATGCAAAGTTCATCACTCCGCCAAGTACTCCGGGAACAACTCTGTCTCCAATCGTAGAGGTAAGGAACTCAGGGTTAGCTAGGCTTGACCCAACAACGTTTGCACCGGCAGACAGGAGGGGATTGCCCGTAGAGTTTTCATCAGAGGTCAGTGGATTAGCCAAAGGGTTTTGTGCAACGGCTGCGTTGTATCTGCTAATGCCCTCGTTAGGGTCGATTCCAAGGGCTAAAGCAAGCTCTAATGGGTTGACCCCTGCCTGCTGCATTGCCTGAGCCATATCAGCGTCTGTAGCGTTAGGATTGGCCTGTTGCCACTCTGCAAATGCTTGCGCCAATTGATCTTGAGGAATAGCCATATGATTACCTGAGTGCTAACGCGATTGCTTCGACTATGGTTATACCAGGCGGTATGCCACGATCACTGTGCCGGTAGATAACGCATTGGGCACAAGCTGGATGCCTGCATTTAGAACAATACCGTCAAACTCAAACTTGGCCGTTACAGCAGACGATGCTGTGAGTGTTCCTACCAGGGTGCCTGATGCTCCGTCCGTGACAGTAACGGTGTGTGCCGACATTACTACGCTAGGGCGTATGCTGATAAGCTCACTAGGAACTGTGGTAACACTCACGGGTGTTGCTGTAGCTAAGTTTATTGCCTTGTACAGGACTGGTGCGCTCATGGTTTTCCTCTAGATTGCTTGTAAATTGCATTAGTAATATGATGTGAATTACTTGTCTACACCCATGCGTCTGATAAGTGTCTTCTCGATAATGTAGATGGCCCTGCCCCCCATGTGCCCCCCTTTCCCT